CTCACGTATATCACGAACGCTGGCGCATCCACAGCGATCACCTACGGTGGATCGGACACGATTGATTCGTTCGATGAGACGGGCCAGTATTGGCTCGCGTCGGACTCTGCTGGTATTTGGCGTGGCGATTTGCCGTCCGGTTCTGGCACAAAAATTTACAACAACAAGTCTACCCCACCGTACACGCTGCTGCGGTGGGTGAAGTCTCGCGTCATGTACGCTGATGGTGCTGACTTGCATGAGATAACCGATCTTACCCCGTCGTCTGCGACGTTGCCGACGGCACTGTACACCCACCCTAACGCTGACTGGATTTGGACTGACTTCGCTGACGGACCAACCAGCATCTACGCATCAGGGTATTCCGGTGAGTTCAGTGCCATCTACAGTATCGGCATTGATGTCACGTCCACCTCTGTTACTTTGGATCAACCGATCATCGTGACGGAGATGCCTCGCGGTGAGGACATTCTCTCCATGTACCAGTATGTGGGTTCGTTCCTGGTGATCGGCACCACACTGGGTGTGCGTGTGGCACAGATCAATCAGGACGGTTCACTCACGGTTGGTCCTCTCATCTATGACGGTGGCCCGGTCGATGACGCTGTCGCTTACGGGCGTTACCTGTATTTCACTGTTCGGGATCAGGGTAGGTCTGGTAACCGTAACTTGCGTCCCGGCTTGTACCGCATGAACCTAGGCCAGATCGTGAACAACACGCCCCTGGATTTCGCTTACGCCGCAGACTTATGCACACCTGTGGATCATGCTGGGGATTGTATCGGTGTGACCGTGGCTAATGACAAGTTGTGGTTCGCTGTCACCGGCACCCCCGGCGGGGTGTACCGGCAAGAATCCACATACGTTCCTGAGGGCTGGTTGGAGTCTGGTCGTATACGGCTTGGCACGATGGAGAAGAAAGCCTGGAGGGACCTGCGTCTGCTGGGTGTGAATGGTTTGCAGGGCACGATCACCGCTTACGCGAACATCTTCGGTATCACTAGCCCCTCCAACTGGGACCCGATTGTTTCCGTGACGGGCGCTAACGAGGATCAGGTCGGTAAACTGAACGTCGCCGTCCCATCCCCATCCACTGACCTGTATATCGCTTTGAAACTGGAGTCGAATCCGTCATGTGGTTGTTCCGCGAAGATGATCGGGTATCAGATTCGTGCGGTGCCTTCTCCTCGCAGGAATGAACTACTGGAGATTCCGGTGCTCATGTTCGATTGGGAGACTGACCGTCAGGGCGGCAAGTATGGCGCTTACGGTAACGCTTACCGGAAGTTTAAGGCATTGAAGGGCCTGGAGGAAGCGGGTGCCACGGTGGTGTTCCGTGACTTCACGACGGGTGAGCAACTGGAGGTGTATGTGGAGGAGGTTTCCTATAACCGTACTGCTGCACCGTCAATTGGTACGAAACGTCACGGCTCTGGTGGTGTCGCTCGGATTCTGTTAAGGACTGTGTGATGTCTCCGAATGAGGTTGCCGGGTTGGTTCTTTCCACGCTCACGATCATGGGTATTCTGCTGGGTGCTTTGGGTTGGTGGATTAACACGAAGATTAAGGCTGCGACGTATCAGATTCAACCGAAAACTAATGGTGGTTTCTCGTTGTCGGATTTGCATAAGAAGATTGATGCTTTGACTGTTGATATGACCATCCTGAAGAACGCTGTCCTTGAACTGGAGGATGACGTGGACAAACTAGAGCATGACGTGGAGGGTTTGCTGTGAGTAATTCGTTTAAGGATTTTATGTCGTTCATCAACGATCACCCTCTCGGGGTGGCGTTGAAGGTGTTCGCTGCTACCGCGTTGACGTATGTGGTGGACAACATTGCCGGGTTTGGTTTGCCGCCGATCTTGGTGGTGGCTGTGCCACCTGCGGTGGTGGTTTTGATTGACTATTTGAATGGCGAGAACCCGAGGTTTGGTCGGCATAGTGAGTAAGACCACGATCAATGGCTGGCCTGTTATCAAGGATGGGAACAGCCCGACGTTGAAACTGTTCACGATCCCTGGCACGAAGCGGAAGATGCGGCTTCGGAAGGATGTGGGTCCGTATCTGGTGGCGTTCGCTAGTGAGTATCATAAGTTGATCGCACCGATTGACCGGGGCACGTTTGATGATTGGGCGTGGGCTCCGGTGCGTACGGGTCGTGCATCTAGCCGTATCTCGGATCATTGTGGCGGTGTGGCTATTGATTTGAATGCCACGAAAGAGGGCAGCCAGTCGAAGAGCAATACGTTCTGGGTTAGGCATCCGGTGAAGGCTCGCCGTATGCGTAGGCTTTTGAAGAAGTACCGGCTGCTGGAGTGGGGTGGGGACTATAAGAGGTTCTGGGACCCCATGCACCTGGTGATCAAGAGGCCGAATGTTGCTCAGGTGAAGGCTGAGATGAAAGCCCTCGGCATCACACCTTCTGGACGTATCCGAAACCCTTGATTTAACCCCCCTAAATCGGCCCTGTGAGGGCCGTAGAGACGTTTTCTCCCCCTGGTTGGTATCATATGACCGGGGGGAGTTTTCGTCGTCTCTGAGGGCGTGTAAACGGTTACAGGTATTTTGTATGGTTACCGTACAAATCTAAAGTTGAAACTTAAACTAATCCACATTTGGTACCAAGTCTAGTATAGAACACTATAGTAAATATATATATATATAATTATATAACTATAGTATAGCCCCGGCCCTCAAAGGCCGGGGCTTTTATTGTAGTTATTAAAACTATAGTTGTCAACCCGACACGCCGGGGCGTGTCACAGTTGTTTAACACAACCAAACATGTGATATAACTTCGCCATGGAAAATGAAACCTACCTGAGCCACAGCCAGTTCACCACCTGGCTGTCCTGTGGCGAGAAATACCGACTGACAAAGATCGTCGGTGTACAAGAAGACCCAGCCTGGTACTTCGCTGGGGGCACAAGTGTGCATGCTGCTGCCGATGCTATCGACCATCAACTCTTGAAGGAGAAGGCATGAGCGGTCAACAAGATTTACTTGAACTTATTGTTGAGTCCAGGGAAAAAGCAATCAAGCAGGTTGACGAGAACGCTAACACTGAATGGAAAGATATTGCATACTCAAAAGGCTATGAACTAGCCAAGGTTAAACATTACTTCACGAGTGAAGACGTGTGGGAGGGTTTAAGTGACTCCGACTCTAGTACCCATGAACCCCGCGCCATGGGACCAGTGATGCGTAGACTTCAGCGAGATGGTTTTATAGTTGCAACAAGTCAATTCACTGTTTCGACAAGTCCGCTTGGACATGGGCGTCCCTCCCGCGTTTGGAAGTCTCTTGTAAGTGGGGGACAAGCATGAGTGCAGTAGCCTACGAAGCAGGCTTGGCAGCCTTCAGAGAAACCCTAGCCGAAGAGGAAGCCAAAGCCCCCGCAGGCCCATGGAGAGCCGGGGGCAGAGCAACCAAAGCCTACCCTAACAAGGAAGACAAGAACTGGTGGCTCGCTGAAGGACCCACCATGGTCCACAACTACTACACCTGGCGGTTACAGAACCCCAACCTGGACATCTGGCACACCCCTGAAGGTGTGCCTGCTATCGAACTAGGTGTCGTGGTACAGTTACCGGGGGACGTAACCTTGAAGTCCTACATTGACCGGGTGTTTGTGGATAAGGCCACGGGCAAGACGATGATCGTGGACTTGAAGACGGGCAAACCACCGCAGGCCGGGTTGCAACTAGCCGTGTATCGTCTCGCGTTGCAGCAGCAGTTCGGTGAAGCACCACAGTACGGTGCGTTTTGGATGGCACGGCAAGGCACCCTAGACACCGTGTACAACCTAGACCAGTACCCGCTACCGATGGTGGAACGCTGGATGCGGGACGTTAAGAAAGCCATCGACATGCAGATATTCGTCCCGCACATCACGATGATGTGTGACTATTGTGGGGTGAAGAAGTTCTGCTATGCTCACGGATCACAAGAGTACACACCCGATTTCGGGGATGATTTGAAGGAGAAGCAATGAGTACCGAACCGACGCATAAGATCACCGTGAAGATCGGTGACAGTCTACGAACCGTGCAAGCGGACACGCATGCTGAGTTCGTGGAGGAACTGGAGAAGGCACACGAGTCGTTGCAGCAATGCTATGACTTGATCGTGGCTGCCCGTGCCGTGGGCAACGTGGCCCAGACATCTGCCCCAGCGCACACTGCCGCTACCGTTGAGGTGTCTGCTCCTGCTGCGTTCACGAACGCTAGTGTCCCGCAATGCCAGCATGGACCTAAGGTCGCTAAGAGTGGTGCGTCCGGTAAGGGACCGTGGAAGGCGTGGATGTGTAGCGCACCGAAGGGTGACCCGACGCAGTGTCAACCGCAGTGGGTTACTCGTGGCACACCGGAGTGGAGTAACTTCCCGGCATGAGACTGCTAGACCGGGCTATCCGGAACATCGACCAAGGCGGCACCACCGTGCCCATGCCGTTCAAGTCGTGGACCGATAACCAAATGTCTGTTCGCCGTGGTGAGGTCAGCATGATCGCTGGCCCACCCGGTGCAGGCAAATCCACGGTGGCCCTAGCGATAGCGATTAAGGCACGGGTACCCACCCTGTACGCCAGTGCTGATTCGCATGAGTCCACTATGGCTATCCGGTCCCTCGCTATGGTGACGGGATTACCTCAGGCTGAGGTGGAAGAACGCATGGTCAGTGAACCGGAATGGGCTTCAGCCATGTTGAAGGAGAACGTCTCCCACATCAGGTGGATGTTCGATGCGTCACCGACACTCGCTGATCTGGAGGATGAGATCAACGTGTACCGGGAACTGATGGGTGACAACCCTAGCCTCGTGATCGTGGACAACGCCGTGGATGTAACTCACGATAGCGGGGATGAGTTCTCTAGCCTCAGGTCGTTGATGCGTGAGGTGAAGTGGTGGAGCCGGGACACGGGGGCAGCGTTCCTCATCCTGCATCACACGAGTGAAGGGTACGAGGGCTACCCGTGCCCACCACGAGCATCCCTACACGGCAAGATCGCACAAGTACCATCCCTGATTGTCACCCTGTCCTCCAGTGAACCTGGCCTGATGGCTGCTGCTGCCGTGAAGAACCGTTACGGACCCGCTGACGCTACGGGTAAGACAGCGTTGTGGATGGATTACTTCCCGACGAACATGCAGTTGAAAGACCTAGACTCGTGAGCACCTACAACAAGGTCAAGGGAACCAAGTTCGAATCGGACCTGGAGAACTACCTCAACGAGTCAGGGGTAACCGCTAGGCGACTGCCACGGGCAGGTAGCAAAGACATCGGTGACGTATCCATCACCCTACCCAAGTTCACTATTGTGATCGAAGCGAAGAACGTGAAGAAGCAGGATATGGCTGAGTTCCTGCGACAAGCCGACATTGAATCCTGCAACTTTGAATTGAAGTATGGCATGCCCACGGTACCTGTCGTGGTCACGAAGACACGCCAGAAGGGTACCGGTGAGGCGCGAGTGACCATGACCCTTGATACCCTGCTAGATCTAATGAGACTAGGAGGAATCACATGAACTGGTTCGTGTTCCGGAATTGGCTGGCATCCAAGATTATTGGGTATGACATTGAAGCGGAAGTTGAAGCAGCCTACGAAGCCGGACGGCAGTGGGGCAAGATCGAACGAGCCAAAGGTCTACCCAATGACTGAAGCCCGGTTCGATATCTGGCCCGTGCTAGAACACTACGGCTGGGACCTACCATCCCCACGAGGACCCTGGCAGTCGGTTCGATGCCACGCCCACGAAGATGCTCACGCATCATGCCGTGTCAGCCTAGACGCAGGGCAAATCAAATGCCTAGCATGCGACTTCAAAGGTGACGCTATAGATGTTGTCCGCTACTACGAGAAAGTAAACTATCCCGATGCTGTCCGTCGATGCGAAGAACTCACTGAAGGAAGCGACCGAAACGTACTACAATCAAGTCGGGGATATAGCCGACTATCTTCTCGGACGCGGGATAAACGGCGAAGCCGCTCGTACACACCGCCTAGGCTTCGTGAAAGAACCAATGATCGGGCATGAAACCTACACTGGTCGATTGTCGATACCGTACCTGACACCGACCGGGCCGGTTGATTTACGTTTCCGTGCCCTGCACCCGGATGAGACACCGAAGTACATGTCTAGGGCTGGTGCGGAGCAGCACATGTACAACGTGCTCGCGTTCCAGGAGGACTCTGATGTTATCTGTATTTGCGAGGGTGAGATTGACACTATCGTGATGCATAGCATGGTGGGTGTTCCGGCTGTGGGTATGCCTGGTGCTAATGGTTGGAAGTCGTGGTATGCGCGTGCGTTCAGTGACTACCGGAAGGTGCTTGTCCTCACGGACGGGGATCAGGCTGGTAGGGATATGGGTAAGAAGATTATGCAGGCGATTGATGTGGCTGTGGTGGTGTCCATGCCGGATGGTTTGGATGTGAATGAAGTGTTCCTTATGGAGGGTGCCGAAGGCATCAGGAAGCGGGTGGGGTTGTGAGCGAGGATATTGCTTGGACGGCTGTGATTGTGCTGCTGGCGATGATTGCCGGGTGGACGTTGGGTGGTCTTGTGATGTGGGCTATCGCCGAGTGGGATGAACACAAGTGGCGTAAGCGTATGGGTGAGATCGCACGCGAGGGGTTTGATCGTGGATGATGACACAGCAGGATTGGGAGACGCTGCTGCGCTCTCTGACTTCCTTGGGTATACGGGTCGAAAGCCACAACCGTCAGACCGGGAAGATAACGCTGGCGGTATACCCATTGCCCCGCCAATCCATAAAGGGTACGGTGTGACAACGGAGGAACTGGCTGAGTCGCAGCGCAGGTTCACGAACTATGCACGCTTGCGGATCATGGGCACGGGTCACCGTGAGTACGGTCGTGGCGGTAAGCAAACCTTTGAAGACATGTCCTACCATCGGTTAATTGATGAACTGAGGGACGAGTTGGCTGACGCCGTGAACTACCTGACCTTCCTTGATATCCAGTTATCTAGGTGGAAATCCACGTTGGAGGAACGATTGTGAAACGAGTATGGGTCGTGTCAGATTTACAGGTACCGTTCCACGATAAGCGTGCAGTCGATGCGTTGGCGCAGTGCATCACTGACATGAAGGAGAAAGATGATATTGTTCTCACCATCGGGGACGAGATCGACCTGCAAACAGTGTCACGCTGGTCACAGGGCACGCCCCTGGAGCATGAACGTAGCATTGGGCGCGACCGTGACACGACCGTGCAAGTCCTGCGGGACCTTCAAGTACAGCACGTTATCCGATCCAACCACACGGACAGGCTCTACATCCAGATAATGCGACGGCTACCTGGCCTGCTTGGTTTGCCTGAGATTGAGATAGAGAACTTCCTACGCCTACCCGAACTAGGTATCACCTACCATAGTGAAGCGTTCCAAGTGGCACCCGGCTGGGTGGCGATGCACGGTGATGAGGCTGGGGTCTCGCAGATAGCGGGGCAGACGGCAGCGAACCTAACCAAAAAGGTAGGCATGTCTGTGGTGTGTGGTCACACGCACCGGCTAGGGTTGCAGCCGTACACGACCAGCGTGAACGGTCGCATCACCCGCACCCTGTACGGTTTCGAAGTCGGCAACCTCATGGACATGCGGCAAGCACTGTATGCGAAGACGCATAACTGGCAGCAAGGTTTCGGCATCCTGTACGTGGATGGGAAGAACGTGTACCCGCAGCCGGTGCCGATTGAGAAGCGGTCCTTTATTGTGGAAGGAACCGTGTACTCGTGGTAGACACAGTGGAACCATTCACCCCGAACGAGTTGAAGATAGCGAAGCAAGGGGCACTGTCAGCGTACCGCTCCGGTCGTGGGATCGTCACCTCTGATGACATGGTGGGTGAAGCGAACCTGTGGCTCGTGAAGCATGTCGATAAGGTGCGCTTATGGCGGGATCAAGGTAGGCATGGGCAAAATAAACTGCGTAACGCATGCCGTCAACGCTGCCTCACCATCATCGCAGAGCAGCGCATGAAACGATCCGGGTTGCAGCCAGGTGACATCTTCTACTACACGGCGGCGATGGTCCGTGAACTCTTGCCCGATATTTGGGATGAGGACGACTGGACGAACAGCAGCATGACGGGTGCTGAAGAGATACGCTCCCCATCCAGGCCAGCAGAAGGGAACAACAGGTTGGCTATGATCGCTGACATACGTTCAGCGTTCTTCACACTGTCGAAGAAAGACCAGGCGTTTCTGGAGGATTTCTACCGTGACGGTGGCGTGTCCGCTGATGTACTAGCGGCGAGCCTGGAGGTGACGGAACGCACGGTGCGTCGTCGTGACGATAGGATCATGGAGAAACTGGTGGAACGATTGGGTGGTGAGCCACCGTGGAAGAAGTAACCCCAACCCACTCGTGACCTTCAAGGTTCAAGTTCACGAACGGGTTCAACGAATACACCCTCACCCCGTACTCTTCAACAAGCACCCGTTTCACGTCACGCAAATGCTGATCCCACCTGGCAAGCCACGCCAACACATCACCATCGGCAAGGTTACCTGACACGTACTCGCCGTGATTCGTTTTCCCATCCAGCAAACCACAATCCACACCCACGAGAATAATACTGGTCGCACCTAGTTTGCAGGCCAGATGCATCGCACCGTGGGCACTCGTGGAACCCACAAGAATCCCACCCTCAGGCCACCTGCGTGAAGCGTCGAACTCAAACACGGTCGGGTAGTGTGGGTAGAAAGTGACGTTGCTCAACGATAACGATGGCTTACCTTCGAAGCCCCGGTCACCTTCAGGTAGATGGAACTGATGGTTGGGGTGTTGGGTGGCTAGGTTCAGTAGCCCGTGGTAGTGACTGAACGTGTGCAAGTTAATGTCCCGGTCGTACAGTTTCAGTCTTTCCGCAGCCTCGTTCACCGCTATCACATTCGATCCGATAAAGAAGTCAGGGTCAATGTGGTCAAGTGTTGGCCCCGAACCGAGAACATAGTAGACGCTCATACTGTCTGATACCTCACCTTCATGTCGGGTATACTTGTACGAATATCAGCGAACCTGGAGTACACATCCACCCACTCTGCTGCACGGGCAGTGATACTGTGCTCCTGTAATACTTTGCTGCGTTGGATAGCGGCCTCACGTTTACGGGTCTTATAGTCCAGTAGTTCAGTGAGGTTCTGCTTCCACCCTTCAGGGGTGTACGCCACCCTACCGACACCCTGCAACGCTAACGTCTCATACTCCGGTAAGCCCTGGGCGACGAACGGAATGTTAGAGGCAGCGTATTCTAAGCCTTTGATGTTGGACTTGGCACGGTTGAAGTCAATCTCACTCAACAGCACAAGCCCGATGTCGAAGTCAAGCATCTCGTGGTAACGGTACAGTGGCCTCATCGGGGTGAGGATCATCCGGTCAGGGTTCACACCGGCTTTCTCAGCGAACACGGGAGCATCCGGCATGTGACCGGCATGATGGAACATCAAGTCGTGCTCCTCCAGGAACTCACCCAGCCACGGCACGGCAGTGTCAGCGTCGCTGGACCGCCAGTTCATGGCAGCAGCCCAACCCAGTACAGGTTTCTTGTTTCTCATTTCACGTTTACCGAACTGGTTCGGGTTGATGCTGTTCTTCACGGTCACAACGTCCCGCACGAGAGGGGCATAGTAGTCGTGCAAGAATGGCGTGGATACGGTGAGCAAGTCAGCGGTCTGAACCACTGCACGGTAATGTTCACGGTTCCTGACCTTGTTCACGTTCGGGTCCGTGTATGTGGCTGCAATGTTGTCCTCATGGATGCCGTCATAATGGTCGTCCACATCCACGATCAACCGCTGCCCTAGGTTTTGCGCTATCTGCATATGTTTCGGAACCCAACGGTCCATCATCATCTTCAACACGACAACATCGAACCCGAAATCTGCCGTGGTTTTGCTGGTGCGGACACCGAACCCGAACTCGCTCGTGAATGCTGGTGGCCCGAACGCTACTTTGTGTCCACGTAGCGTGTTCATGGGCAGCATGCAGCGGTAGTAGGAGCACCCCCCTGGTCGTAGTATGTCACGGTCTAGGAGGAAGTCGTCTGCTATGAACGCTATCCTCACGGTTGCTTTTCCAAGCCACACAACTCGCACACTTCACGACCACGCCACTCGGCATACGTGCATTCATGCGGGTCGAACTCGGGAATGGTCAAGTCACTCATGCCACCTATCATCCTGGCATCCCTTCACTACCGTAACGGTCAATCGTAGGCCAGTCATATTTCGCTGGCTTCTTCGGTGCGTTCCCGTCATCATCATGCGTATGCGTATCAATCAGAATGTCGAACCGTGACACGGGTGGCATGTGGTCACCGCACTCAATCCACTGAGCAGGGGCAGCACCATACGTCAACTCCACATACACCATACCCGAACCCCAATCAATCTCCGTACTGTTCGGGACACTGTACCTATTCAACCAAGCCACGAGAGTGCGCAAGTCCTCCACTGTGCGTGCCTCCATGCTGGCAGTCACAGTCCCAGTCATCTTCACCTCAGTCATGCAACCTCATCCCCACCATGTGTTGACAGTCACAACCATTACAATCATCGTGGAAGAACTCAGCCTGCTTGAACGCAGCCTCAGCATCCCTCAACTTATCGTCAGCCTTCAACCCAAGGCCACGCTTATTCAACTCTCCACCAGTCTTACAGGGCTTGCATATCATCGAACTTCTCCAAAGGGTCAGGCCCATCAGCGGGGCACGGGACAGTAACAAGGGCACCACAGTGGCAGCACACACCATCTAGCATGTACATGCCTGGTTCCTGAGTGTCACCATCGAAGATGGCAGCGATCAGGAACATGTCATACCCGCACATGCACACGTAGGTGGGTACACCACGGTAATCGGCGCGGGTTTCCACATTCAACAGGTGATGCATCCATGGTAGAGGGTGCGAAAAACCCTTGATTTTATTGGACTTTTTGCGTTTCTTCAACATGACCACCGGCCTCCAGCGAAGTGACTCTTACCATACCACCTGATGTTCTTGTCGTGACCATCCAACACGGCGACGAACGCAGCGGTCTGCACTTCCTCAGGCCACAGGTTCATCGGTGTCTTACGCAACCATGCAGCGTAGGCTTTCGGTTTGCTGTGCCATGTATCCAGCCAGTCGATGATGTGCCAGGTGGTGCCACGGGCGAGTGCCTTATCGAACTGGTACATGCCACGGTACTTACCTGATGGGTTCACTGCACCTGGGCGGCTGTTCGATTCACGCTCCGCAACACACCTCTCGTACTTTTCATACACTTTCGGTACGGTATACTCTGGTATGTCCGTGTTTGGTACCATGAACAGTAACTCAATCATGCCGGGTCACCTTTCAGTAACGGTCGAATCAACGCTGACATAGGCTCAGGGCCAGGGCTAACGATCTCCTTCCCTATCGCTTTCGTTGCTTGTGTTCTCGTATCGTAAGGACCGTAAGCGAACGTGCCTAGACGCTTATCGGTGGCGACCACCACCCACAACTCGCGTTCACTCAGCCCGTCATACACGGCTTGGATCACCGCCCTCGATAAGTCCTCCACATCCTGCCATTCGGCGTCCAGGAGGGCCGTCACAGCCCGTATTTCAGCCACTCTAGGCCGCATGCTCACCCCTCCGTAACCTACCGCGCATCGTTTGACGCTGCTTCTCCGTCAACCCAGCCCAGAAACCATGAACCTCATTCCATAACGCATACTCCAGGCAGTCATCGAAGATAGGGCAAGCGTGACACATGCGCCGCATCGTTGGGGCCAGCATCCACGACTGCACATGATCGTCAGAGTAGAACAGGTCCGTGTCGATACCACGGCATGCCGCCTGCCCCCAATCCACACTATGGTACCTCACGAACCGTCACCTCCACGATCCCTTCCTCCTGCACCAGCCAACGCACCAGTTCGTTAGGGTCACTGAAGTGGTAATACTGCGGGTTGTAGCCACCATGAATCACCAGTTGATACCTCACAGCACATCACCTCTTACCTGCAAGTAGTCCTCCAGTGAGAGGATCATGTCGTCGTCGTAGCCGATAGCATCCACGACGGCGTTCGCGTAGTCGATGCACTGCTTATCCTGGTACGGGTAGTCGTTCGGTGTGAACCCTTTCCATTCCGCTAGGCGGTGGTAGATGACGCGACCTACCAGGCTACGCACGTAGTTCTCTTCTATGTGTTGCATCATTGCTGTTCTCTCCATTCCTTGATCGTCTTATGGTTGTTGAGTATTGCTTTCCAGTATGTTTCGCAGTCGTCGCACGTACCACGCTTGATGCTAGTCATGTTTGATAGTAGTGCTTCGCAGTCTAGGCAGCGTAACGTATCGTGCATCAGTCCACCACCATTTCCCACTCGGCATCATTCGTGACACACACGAACGCTTGAATGTATTTCCATGCGTACTCGGTTGTTTCGTGTGTCTTGGTGTAGCGTCCGTTCCTTGTCGTGATAATCGTCGTCACCATCATCTTTCCTTTCCTACAGTCCGAGTGTTTCGATATGTCCAGCGTAGCCAAGCAACGCAAGGAACACAAGCGTCACGACGATAGTTACCACTACCCTGCCACGCCTAGTTAGTTTGATCACAATACGTCCTCATCTAGAAGTTCGACAGTAATATCCTGAGCACCATCTAGAATGCTAGACAAGGTAGAATAGCCAAGATCATCATAGATGTAGTCAGGGGCCATATCTTTTGCTGCATCTTCACTCATTGCAAAGACACAAACAGAGATAGTAGAATATTGGAATACAAAGGTAACCTTATATGAATTGACAATATCAGTCTTAGTTGTCATCACACTTCCTCCAATAGATCTTCTCTAATAACATTCACACACTCACCGCAGCATGTAAGGTTGCGAACCATCATTGGTAGTGAGTAGTCACTGACCAAACTCTGGCCTGACTGCAATGCTTGCCCACAGTACGACTGCTGCATCCACGGTTCGGATCGGGGCCAGTCGATAGCATGCATCTTGTTACCACGCCATGCTCTTACCCGCACCCAGTCATGCATCAGTGGCCTGTCTTCCCACTTCACATCCTTCATCACACTTCCTCCTTCTCCTGATCGTCCTTGAATACTTCATCAAACGTAGCCGCACGCATGCGACCATCCAACTTACGCTTCCGTGGCTTACCAGCCTTCGTCAAACACTCATGCTCCTGAAAGGCCAGATACACCATCATCTCGTTGTCGATCTTGCGCCAACCACACGCGCACTCAGCCAAGGCAAGGTTCGTGTAGTCATCACCATAATACTCGCTACCACCGATCCGGTACTTGCCGTTATCCAACTTCTCCATGATCTTTCCTCTCCTAAGACACCTTGATCGTGTCACCAGACTTCGTGATCGTCGCGTACCACTTACGATTCGTGTACGGGTCCGGACCAACCACATAGTAGGTACCATCCGGCGCACTGTACAAGTCACCATCATACTCGTTACCAAACATCGACGTGGCTTCCAGTGACACCTCGTCTTGCATCTTCACCGCTACCTTCAGTGCGGACTTGCTCTTCAATCGTGGGTATACACCTTGCATCGTTCCATCCTTCCCTAGTATCCAGCAATATGGTCATCGATCATGTCTTGCACCATGTCCTCATCAGGACGATCATCATAGGCACCGTCAGCATCCGTTATAATCCAATGCTTACCCAATGATGTCACTTCGTACACTTCAAGTGTCCACTTACCATCCTTCCACATCGTAGCGTAAGCGATATAGCCTAGGTACTTCGTTACTAATTCCTCGTGATGCACTTCAGTATCTACCATCACTCTGCCCTTCCCCTCTGCTTGATCCAGACCAGTGCTTGCATGTCACGCGGCTGCATCCGGTGCTTCCGCGCCAGTCTACGGATAGCGACCGACATCTCACGGTACTGCACTATCGTAGGTGCGTCCCGGTCATCGAAACCAGCGGCCCTCATCATGTGTACATCAATCGTTACCGCGTCGGTGTCACCGTACATATTCCGTGCGAATGCATTCGTTTTCGCACCACGTAGCGCATCCATGCCATGCACCATGACGGCGTCGGCGTTACGGCGAGACTGCGACAGTCCAGGCGTAGGCTCACCCGCCAGATACAATTCCGCTAGTACCTTGTTACGTGACCAGTGGACTCGTGGCGAGAATGCGGACATGACACCACACGCTTGCTCCAATGTCACGCCGAAGTTGCTTGCAAGGTAGCGGCAGTACAATTCCGCATCACGGTACCAGTGTGCCGCCTGCACCACATCGTAGGCAGTGTGCCCACGGATGACACGGGCGAATGCTCGTTCGTATCGTCTCACGTTTCGTTCAGTCAGTGCCATCATCCTATCCTTTCGTCCTTATCGGTGGGGTCCAAGCCTTAGCGACTTCGCTGACAAACTCTGCGAAACAATCCGAACACAGTAATCCACCACGAGATTCTATTGGTATCGTCCAATCAGTCTCAATCCCACAATCGAAACAAGTTACCATTGGTCCTCCGTCCTGTCCTCGCGTGCTTCATCAATCAGGTCTTGCGCTTCATGTATGAGCCATCCTACCAGTGTGCCGAACAAGATCAGCACTGCCACCATTGCGATATCCATCGTCCTACCCTTCTACTGTCACTGTGTACACGTTACCACGACCACCACGCGCAGAGTCCACGAAGTCAATACCCTGCACCGCCATGCCCCACCTACCAAAAGCCTCACGCACCGCTGACTGGTGGGCATTATCGGCAGCGTGATCGTATGGGATACGCGCCACTCTGCCACCACGTAACCGTACCGTGATATATGAACCCTTGAAACTTGTCGGCCCGTAGTAACGGGTTACCACCCTGTAATTCGTCACTGTCCTATCCTTTCGTCCTGGCACCAGACTAGCATACCCTGGCACCACTTGTCAAGCCTAGTTGTATGCCGGTCGATTCTCCCGATCGAACGCCACCACTGCGGACACTTCACGGACGAACCTAGGCGCTGGAGCGTCGTCGTCATACTGCGCGACCGGAGCCACGAGATTAGTCTGCTTGTCTACGATATCCTTGCGAACCTTCCGGCGCGGACGAGTACCATAGGCAGGATAGTAGCCGGTCGAAGACGAGCCACTACGCAGTCCATAGGCACGCGCTGGGCGCGTCCACGGTACCCTGCTAAGGTCAGTCGGTGTTCCGCTTCCGTACAGGCTCGCGCTCGTTGCGCGTGCCATGATCGTATCCCCTTTCGTCCTTGTCTGTCCTAGCCTTACTGATACTACCTTACACCCTTACTGCCGTGCTGTCAAGTCTTCCGGCAGACTTTCCATGTAATGTCCGTCACCCCTTGGGCTGCTACTAACGGCGCATCCATCGATGTCTGCTCTATTGACTTGTGTTCCCACTGTACACCCTAGGCCAGCCCATGTCAACGGACAAAACGGACAACTTCATGTGACGTATCCCACACTCGAAACCCTTGACAATCGAGCACAGTCATGAGACAATCCCCAATCGAACACCTGTACGAATCATGCACATATGCATATGTCGCACTAGTCTCTCTAATATGTCCGCTAACCATACAAACTTGGCAAGGTTAGCCCACCCTATCCCCCCTTTTCCTAGTAGATTGGTAGGGAATAGGTGGTTGAATGTTGGATATCTTGATGTCAAAAGGTTGAAGGTTCAACCATCTTGACCCGGGGCATTTATAAATAGGCGGTACGGTAGGTATATATATATAGGGGTCTTGATCGTGCGTGATATTGTTGTTTGTGGTGTTCTGGTTTGTCCGGTTTTGGTAGGATATTGTGTAACGATTTGGTAACGATCGTATTTTTGGTGTCCGAAAATACCCTTCTGGACAGGGATATATATAGTAGGGGGATTTTTAATCCCCCCACCCGTGGCTCCTCACCGGGAGCCGGAGCCTGAGCGTAGGCGGACGGTGGGGGGCCACTGCGCTGAGGGGCTTCGTGGCCCCGAGGCGGGGGCGGTCGGGACTCCCCTCATGGTCCGTCCCTCCCTCCCCCTGAATAAGGTGCCCTGCTCACAGGGCGCCGCAGGGTATTATAGTACAGGTTTGGAAAGTTTAATTGCCGAGGGATAATATTCCACTCTAAAGGTAAGGTTGAGGGTTATGGCTACTAAGGCAGGTCGTAAGGCCGGTCAAGATGTAGC